TATCAATATAAGAATGCGTTTGTAGCTGATCATGAGCTAAACGTCGTAGCTTGTTTAACGGAGGTAATGGCTAATGTCGAACTTAGTTAGATTGTATACACAGAACAATTGCCCATACTGTGTAATCATGAAAGAGAAACTTGATTCGTGGGGCATGAAATATGAACTAATTAATGTCAGTGAGAATCTTGAAGCTAAATCATTTTTAAAAGATCGTGGACATAGAACCGTTCCTCAGCTATACTATAGGAATACACATCTGAATAAAGTTGATACTGTTGACTTCACTAAGAAGATTATGTTTGCTGAGATGATGTTAGCATACGAAGAGAACGACTCTGGCGTAGAGATGTTTGGATGAAGCGCGCTTGGACTATCTGGTGCAAGACTATTGGAAGTAAGATAACAGATGATAATCGTGAAAATGACATCGCAGCAATCATTCGTACTATATGGGTTGTTACTCATATGGTCGCTTGCTTTTTTATCATCATTCATAATGGCATAAAGATTGGCTGGTTCTAATGAATCCTTTTGATTATGTAAATGCAATTAACCTTACTAAGAAAGATATCATGGTAGATGATATTGCTGAGAAAGGTTATAGTGCATTCATGGTAAATAGATCTTTATCTTACTTCAACGATACTGTCTTGATGGCCAATGAGATGAACATTAATCACCATATCGATAACCGTCTACAATTTGACTTTTTACTAAATATAGTTAGAAAGAAAAAGCGGTTCTCGAAATTTATGAAACCTGAGACCGCAAGTGACGTGGAAGTTGTCAAAGAATATTATGGCTATAGTAATGAAAAAGCCAAGCAAGCCTTGACCCTTCTCACATCAGATCAGATTAATGAATTGAAGAAGAAGGTTTTTAAAGGTGGAAAATAATATTATTGAATGGACGCCAAGCTCAATGCTTGAAGTCACTCTTAACGAGCCAGATGATTTTTTGAAAGTTCGTGAGACGTTGACTCGCATTGGAGTAGCATCACGTAAAGATAAGAAGTTGTATCAATCTTGTCATATCTTGCACAAGCAGGGTAGATACTTTATTGTACACTTTAAAGAGCTATTTTTGTTAGACGGAAAGAAATCAAACTTAGAAGAAAATGATGTCGCACGGCGTAACACTATAGCTCAACTTATGTCAGACTGGGGACTGATTACTATCGAGTCGAGTAGAGTAGAGCCTCTAGCACCTATGAGGCAAATTAAGATCATTCCTTATAGGGAGAAGAACGAATGGGAATTATGTCCAAAGTACAACATTGGTTCAAAGTAATGTTTGAATATAAGCATGTTGGAGATTTATCTCAGCATCGTCTATATTCTGATAGATACGAAGACCTCTGTAAATAAAATTTTTATATATAGTATTACGGACTTGATTGTCCGTTGGGGATGCCAAATGGTTTGGGTCCCCCTTATAACCTTGCAAGTCATTGGAGGTACATATGACTGGAACGCTAGTATACCCACGTAGTGGGTTCATTGGTTTCGACCACATTTTCAATCAGCTTGAGAATATTCACAAGCAGGCGAAAGATACTTATCCCCCACACAACGTAGTAAGAGATGATGAACAAAAGTTCACCATTGAAGTTGCTGTGGCTGGATTCAAAAAAGAACATATTGACATTCAGGTGAAAGACCACGTCCTTACAATTAAGGGTGATCGTCCAAGCCGTCGTAATCAAGATCTTTATGTTCATAAAGGTATCAGTGCTAGAAACTGGAGCAAGTCATTTAGACTATCGGAATATACCGAAGTCGTCGGAGCAGATCTAGAGGATGGAATTCTGACTGTCGAATTAGAAGTCGTCCTTCCGCAAGAGAAGCAGCCTCGTAAAATTTCAATTGGAAAAAACGAGGAGTCAATAAATGACATCAATAGCACTAAAGGGTTTTTCAATCGCAACAGCGATCGTTAGTCCTGTAACAAACTTCTTTGATAGCTTAGGTAAGGCTATTATTATGGCACGTGGAGCAGAAGCAAACTTTAAAGTTGCACAATCACTTCAGTGTGAATATCCAAATATGAGTGTACCAGCAATTGCAGCTATGCTCAACGAGCGTTTGCGTAAGGAGGTTTATGGTGATTAAATTTATCAAAAGCCTTTTTAAAGCACACGATCCTATTGAGGATTATCTATCACAATCTACAGATCTTGTTGATCTGGAGAACCGTATGAAAGACCTCAAGTATAAAGGTATTTGGATCTAATGTGGCCTTATACTTACGAAGAAGCTAAGTGGTTTATGACAAAGCCCGCTAAAACAAAATAACTAAATAAGAAGGAGCGTCAATCGTGGCGCTCTTTTTATCTTTGGAGGGTTATATGCAAGGAGAGAAACGCGAGTGTAAGAAGTGTGGACACGATTGTCATTGTTATCAACCAGAGTGTGATGAGTGTGTAAATGATATTTGTTATAAATGTGATTGCACGGATAAAGAAGATATACCATCTAGTATGTTGAACGGATTGTAAAAATGGATTTAGCAAAATTAGAAGAAGAATTAGAATATGATGAGGGCGTGAAATATGAAATATACTTGGATCATCTGGGTCTGCCTACTTTTGGGATTGGTCATCTGGTACGAGAAGAAGATCCAGAATTTGGAGAGCCAGTTGGCACCCCTGTATCAGAAGAACGCGTCACTCAAGCATTCTTCAATGATATTAACACAACGATTGAAGATTGTGAAAAACTTTATGGAGACTTCCATGATCTTCCAGAGGAGGCCAAACGAGTCATTGCCAACATGTGTTTTAACCTTGGATACCCAAGGCTTTCTAAGTTTAAAGGAATGAAGGCAGGAGTAGATGCTCGCGATTGGAATCGTGCTGCAGATGAGATGGTCGATTCGAGATGGTATAATCAAGTACCAAACAGAGCAGAGCGTCTGGTTGAACGGATGCGAGCATTAGCTTAACTGTTTACTTTTCTAACTATTTGTAGTATAATGCTACCATGGCTTTTTATACTTCAGTAGTTAGATATGGTAACTCATTCTTGTATCGTGGTTATAACGATGCGGGTGAACGAGTACAGAAGAAGGAATTCTTCAAACCAACTTTATACACGCCAGCTAAGGTAGATACTGGCTGGCGTGGTCTTGACGGAGCTATGATTGGTTCTGTTGACTTTGATGACATGCGTCAAGCTAAGCAATGGCTTGAACAATACTCTGACGTTTCTAGTTTCAGAGTCTATGGTCATACAAACTTCCTACACCAATACATCACATCTAAGTTTCCTAGAGAGATTACTTTCGATCGTAATGTAATCAATGTCTCTACCATTGACATTGAGACTGAGTACGAAGGTGGTTTCCCTGATCCTAAGGTAGCTGATCAACAGGTTCTTGCTATTACACTCAAGAACAATATTGATAATGTATACTACGTTTGGGGTCTACAAGACTATGATGCTGATGCTGCTCTGATCAAGCCTGTGAAGTATATTAAGTGTGAGCATGAAGCAGACCTTCTGATGAAGTTTATCGACTTCTTCTCTATTCCCTCAAGATGTCCAGACGTTCTGACTGGATGGAACATTAAGTTCTTTGACATCCCATATCTTGTGAATCGTATCTCGAGAGTACTTGGAATTGATATGGTTAAGAAGATGTCTCCGTGGGGCATGATCAATCACCGTAAGATTGTTCGTGCAGGCCGTGAAGAGGAGACATACATCATTGAAGGTATTGCTGCTCTTGACTATCTTGAGTTGTTCCAGAAGTTTGGATACAGCTATGGTAAGCAAGAGTCATACAAGTTGGATCACATTGCATATGTTGTTCTGGGTGACCAGAAGTTATCGTATGAAGAGTCTGGTTCTCTGAAGAATCTATACAAAGATGACTTCCAGAAGTACATTGACTATAACATGAAAGATGTTCAGCTTGTGGACAGACTCGAAGAGAAGATGGGTCTGATTACTCTTGCTATGACTGTAGCATATAAAGGTGGTGTGAACTTTGGTGAAGTGTTTGGTACTACACAGATCTGGGAATCTATCATCTATCGCAAACTCAACTCAATGAAGAAGGCACCACTGGCTGGATCATCTGCTACTAACAAAGATAATCCTTTCAGTGGTGCATTCGTCAAAGATCCTCAAGTTGGATTGAATGAGTGGGTCGTATCGTTTGACTTGAACTCTCTGTATCCTAATATTATTGTGCAGTGGAATATGTCACCTGAGACTCTACAACGTGGTGTTGGTGATACTGTTCAAGGTGGTGCAGAACATTACCTGCAGTTCTTTGATAGTGAGGTTGATCCTCTCCATCCTGCTATACGTGAGAAGAATGTAACTGTTGCTACTAATGGTTCTACTTACTCTCGTGCAGAAGATGGTATCATTCCAAGCATCATTACAGGTTACTATAGTGAACGTCGTTCTGTTAAGAATCAGATGTTGGCAGCTCAACAACAATATGAAAAGACTAGAACAAAACAACTAGAGAATGAGATCAATACTCTTGAGAACCAGCAGATGGCTATTAAGATTCTTATGAACTCTTTGTATGGTGCTCTAGGTAATCAATACTTCAAGTACTTTGATATTCGTATTGCTGAAGGTGTCACTATGACTGGCCAGATGGTTATT